AGTTTGGGTAAATGGTGATTATTTTGAGGTCATAGACAGCAAAGATAATTCATCTGTAAAGATGTTTAAAACAGATAGAGCCGCCAATAACCTAGCTGGTAAATTAAATTTTCCGCATTATTAAAACTAATTTTAAAAATTATATATGAAAAACGTATTATCAGAGTACATTAAATTACAATTAATATTATATGATTTAGAAAATGAATATCCTAAAATGTCAGAAGATGGTAAAAGAAACTTTAAAGAATTATTTAAAATGTTTAATATGAAAAATTCAATGAAAGTTATAGAAAATAAAACATCAGATGAAATTGAACAAGAAAATTTATATAATCATTATCATAAAGGTTTTTTATATAAATTACAATTTAAAAATAAGTGGTGGGTTTCAGCTGGCGTTTTAAGATTAAGATATGATTTAGGTGTTATTACTATTTTAAAATATAGAAAGCAAGGTATGCCAGGAATGCATACTGGTAGAACGTGGGTGTTTAATATTGATGAAACTGATCAATGGATGAAAGATAATAAAAAAGGTCAGTTGATAATCAAAGATCAAACTAATTATCACCTATTAGAAACACGATAAAAAAAAAATTATGAAAGTAACTAAAGTAACTAAGATTTACCGACCAATGAGAAAATTTGGCAACTTATTAAAAGATATTTTTTCACCAGAAACATCAACACATTGGTGGATTAGAGTTAGCGAAATTGCATACTCTGAGCAAGAAAAAAAAGACATGATAAATATTATAACAGAAAAATTAAATAAAAGAATTAAGGTTTATGAAAGTAATTAAAGATAGTAACGATCAATATCATTCGCATAGCAGTATTAGTGCTAGTGGTTTAAAAACGATATATAAAAAATCTGTATATCATTTGTTAAATCAAAAATTTAAAGAAACTCCAGCAATGGCATTAGGTACAGCAGTGCATCAAGCTCTATTAGAGCCAGATGATTTTTATGACATTTATCATATAATTGAAAAAATTAATAAAAGAACTAAAGCTGGAAAAGAGGAATATCAAAAGCAATTAGATTTAGCAAAAGATAAAATTGTTATTGAGTCAGATACTCATGAAATAATTAAAAATATTTTAGGTGCTTTTAGACAAAATGAGCTAGCACAAAAATATTGTAAAGGTGAAATTGAATTATCACACTATACACAATATGAGGGCATTGATGTAAGGGTGCGACCAGATTGTATAAATAGAATATCAAATTTTATTAGTGATGTAAAAACTTGCCAAGACAACTCACCAGAAGCATTTAAAAGAGATATTTATAAATGGGGTTATCATTTACAAGCGGCATTTTATATGGATATGTGTGGTATTGATACTTTTAAATTTATTGCAGTTACAACTACATTCCCACATACTTGTGAAGTTTATACGTTAAGTGATGAGATGATTGAGTTTGGCCGCAATGCATATAAACAAGCATTTGAAAAATGGAAAATATATTTAGAATCTGGTAATGTGCCAGGTTATCATTGGTATCAATTTGCAAAAGATGGATCTTATGTTTTATAAAAATAAATCTGACTTATATAGGGCAATAGTCGAAAAGCATACTAATTTAGAATTAAGCACACCCACTAGACAATTTAATTATGTTTTTGCTAGGAGCTGTTATTATTATTTATGCAGAAAATTTGGCTTGATGAGTTTTGCCAAAATTAGCGCAACTGTAAATAAAAATCATGCCACTGTAATGCATAGCTTAAAAGAGCTGCCATATATTATAAAACATGATCGTGTTTGCAATAGTATATTTCAAAAAATTGTTAGTGAAGTTAGAAAAGATTATTTTATTCCTAAAACTAAAAAGACATTAGATCAGCTGGTAACTAACCATAATTATTATTTATTAGAAAATGGCAATCTAAAAAATATTGTAAAAAAATTAGAAAGTAAAGTAAAAAGGTTAACAAATAAAAATAAAGAAATGAAAAGAATTATTTATGTTATGGCCGATACCGACTAAATATTTTTTAATTTTGTAAAAAAACTTTATGAAAAGAAATCCTTATGCTAGATTTTTAGGAAAAGAAGATGTATTGCAAAACCAAGTAATGAGATATATAGGATTAAAATATCCTAAAGCTCTTTACACCCATGTAGCAAACGAGGGTAAACGAACACCTTTTGAAAGGTATAAAATGAAATACTTAGGCACTAAATCTGGAATACCAGATATAATGATATTTAACCCAAATAAAACAAAGAATGGCTTAGCGATTGAATTAAAAGCTGGGTATAATAAACCCACCGAAACACAAAAAGAATGGCTTAAAGAGCTTAAAAACAATAACTGGGTGGCTGTTTGGAGTAATAATTTAGATGAGTGCTTAGAAATAATAGATGAATATTTTAAAAATTAATAATGGCTAGATCAAAAAAAATATATTTTGAGGAAGTCGAACAACGAGTAAGATGGACACAAAGCTCAACTGATAAAATGAAATACAATTATAAATTTATTGGTGTGGCTAGTGAAGCAGAATTTGATCTGCTAATGGAGTTACTTTGGTTTATGTACGAGGAAGATGAAATATCTTATAATCAGTTTTTCGATACTTTTAGAGAATTAAAAACATTTTGTGATGAGATAAAAGGTTTGGTTGACAAACAATAATTTTATTACTTTACTTATTTATGAAATACAATAAGATTTTAAAACCTAAAAAGTTTGACTACTTTACTATTATACCTAGCTCCATATTTAGGCACAAAAATATTACAGTTGGTGCTACTGGCTTGTATGCTTATTTATTTTCTCACACAGCTGAACAAGAAATAACAATACAATTTATTTGTGGGCATTTTAAAGAATCAAAAGGTGCTATTGGTCGAAAACTAAATGAGCTTATTGATGCTGGTTATTTAGTTAGGAAAAGGGTAACTGATAAAGGTAAATTTAAAGGTTATAATTATATACTAAAAGCAAAACCAAAAACCCAAAAACCAGAACCCCAAAAACCGAAACCCCAAAATGAACCACAAAGTAATATTATATATAATGATAACAATATAAAGAGTAATATAACACAAACTGAGAAAATGCAAAATGCATTCCCTCACTTTGTTAAATTATTTGATAAAAGATACCAACCAAAAACTGATGCACAAATTGAAAGTTGGCAAGTAGTTTTAGATAGATGTGTTAGAATTGACAAGTATAGTTTAGATGAGGTTTATTTAGCTGTTAAAAATGCTAGAGAATCTGATTTCTGGAAAAATAATTTTTTAACATTATTAAAACTTAGAAACCATGATAAAAATGGTATTATGTACATTCATCGGTTTATTGAAAATAATAGAAAATATAATAAGCCAAAATGTTACTACAAAATAAAAGGCATACAAGAATATAAATTGTATAGTGATCCAGATGGCTCTGAGAGATTAGGTGCTATAACTAAGTATAATAAACTCAATGAATTTAATTTATCACAAATTTTAAATAGAGATGAAATTGATGAGCTTAAAAACTTTATTAAATGATTATAGGCAAAGTATATAGTTTAGATCAATACGAACAAGCTATTGTTAAATTATCAGCTGAACAAAGGCATAATAATAAAATAAAAACTGGCTGGGATGGTTCTAAAACAGTAAATCCAAAATCAGAGCTTGATTTAAATATAGTTGGGTTTGGTGGTGAGTTTATATTTGCCAGGGAAAATAATTTATATCCAGATTTTAAAATACATAATATTAGTAAAGTAATGAAAACTGATGATTATGATGCAACTTGGTTAGGACATTCTGTTGATGTAAAAGTAAACAGAAAAGATCACCCATTAATGATACCAGAATATGCAAATACTGATTGTAAAATATTTGCTCTGTTTACTTGTAATTATCCTAATTATACTTTTGAGGGTTTTAGTTTAAATCAAATTATATTTCAAGATTGTAACAAAAGAATGACTAAAGTAAAATCCTATGTTATTGAAAAAAGCAATCTATTAACAAAAAAAGAATTAATATTTTTATTAAATATTTAAAATAAATTTCTATATTTAAAAAATATTTTTATTTATGAATCACTATAATGACTTACTGGCTCTAGGTATTAACCTAAAAAGATCAACTGGATCTGTTAAAACTAAATGCCCACAATGCTCACATAAACGTAAAAACAAAACTGATGATTGTTTATCAGTTAATATTGATGAGGGTTTATATAATTGCCATCATTGTGGCTGGGGTGGTAATGTAGGTATTAAGTTTAAACAAAAGGTTGAATATGTTTTGCCACCAAAAGTAAATTCCAACATTGCCGAAAGGGTTATTAAATGGTTTGGCAATAGAGGAATTACAGAACCCACATTAATACATTGGAAAATAGGCGAATCCCTTGAATA